CCCAGCAGCGGCGATGCCTAGCGGGGCCAGGGCGGGGCCAAGGAACAGAATGGCACCCATCAGTCCACCGCTCCCGGTGCCACCGTCTATGGCGTTCCTAGCGGCGTTGGCATCATTCTTTACTTGTTGCAGTCCACTGTCATCGGTCTTGACTTTTATCTTTACATCTTTCCCAATTACTTCTTTCTCTGCTTCTACGACTGCCATGTCTGCAAGTGCAGCACCAGCGTCCACATCAACATTGATAGTCGGGCTCTTCAAACCCAACGCATCTACCTTTGCCTTTATCTCATCAAGATGAGCGTCGGCACCAGCAGTATTAACATCAACACTGATGCTGGCAGAATCATGCGCCAGCCTATCTAGTTTTGCTTCTAACTCGTCGATATGTGCTTTAGCAGCATCGGTATTTACATCGACACTAATACCTGCCGTCTTGCGGGCAAGTCTGTCAATCTTGGCAGTAATGTCATCAATCTGCTTCTTTGCATCACCAGTAATCTCAACATTGATCCGAGCACCTTTGCGAGCCAACTCGTCAACGTCAGTGCGAATCTCACGCATCTGCTCAACTGCGTGCCCAGTAATCTCAACATTGATGTTCGCCTGCTTGTGCGACAGTTCATCAATGTCTCGACTTACTTTGTTTATTTTACTGTCTACCCGGTCAAGAGATTCCTCTACCTGCAACATGGCGCGGACAAAGGCAGAAGTATCAACATCGACTTCACCGCTGACCCTGAAATCAACCATTGATACTCCTGCCTCTACCGCTCCCGAGCCATACGTTCTCGCTCGCGTCTGACTCTAGTAAATGCGAGCCACTGCACATACTCTTGCTGGCTGAGAGGGCCAGGGATTCCAGTCATTAATTCCTGTACTGTCTTCCCCAGCCTCTCCGCTAACTCAAAGAGAAAATACTCATCGCCGTCGAGGACGAAAGGACTTCTCTTCGTTGGTTACCGCCTCATCACTCATCCGAGAGATATCTAGGATGCCCTTGGTAATCAGGCCCATTGCGGCGGCACTCTTGTCGAGAAGAACCTCGTAGTCTTCTTCGGTTACTGTTGGCTCTACCATCCCTTCGATGAAAATGTTCATCTCAAGAACATCGTCATCAATTTCGCCATTAGCGTTGTCGCGGGATGCTCGTTTGATTTCCCGCATCTGTCGCTTGCTGATACTCTTAATCTTTACGTATCCATCCCATTGAGGAACATACAAATTCTCAACGGTGATGTCTTGTACATCTTTGATCTGAGCAAGTGAAAGTGCCTGCTCTACTTTCTCTGCCATCGCTACCTCCTGAGTCAGTTGTTCACACATCGCTTATGAAGTCGCAAGCCCCATTGACTGCAACAGATTTGTAAGAGCCAAGATAGTGCCACGAAGGGCAGCCACGTCATCACGTAGTGCCTGTACTTCTGCCTGCGTGTAAGCAGCACCCATGTTTGCAGGCGCTGTCATTGCAGCAGGATCAGAAACCTGGGCAACATTCTTGGCAACTGAGTACGGAAAACCATTCTGCATTGCTACGCGCTCAGCAGTGTCCGCAGCCATAATTTAATTCCTCCTTTTACTGTTTACTGAATGGTGCGGACAACATCGCCCGACACCTTGATTTCTGACGAGACAGCATTCGCTGCACCAACGGCTGATGTCACTTGGTAAGAAGTAAGAAAGCCAGAGCCTGCGTACTTCGGGCTACCAACAACTCCTGCACCCTCTGGGCAGTATTCAAAAGCAAAAACAACGCCACCGTCATATAGACCTTGCAAGAGAGCATCCGACACACGGTCATAAGGGCCAGCAAACGGAATTGTTCCGTCCTTAAGACCTGGGATGAACGTCTTTGAGGTCTTGCCAAGAGTAGAAGTTTCTGCCGAGTCACGGGTCAGGTGATTACCAACAGAGTTTGCATAAATTGAAAGGTCTTGGTCCGCCGTGTTAGGTGTCGCCACCGAACCAACGTGAAGGCTGGCCTTGGAGCCATGAACAGCCATTGTTGCTTCCTCCTATTTCCTGTTAACTAATGCTACGAAGGTTCCAGTTCCAGTCCAACGCACTCGGACGTATCTCCGAATTGTTCCAGCCACAAAAAGTCGGGCAGAATCTCTTCCTGCCGCAATCGTGATGTTACCAGTGAGGTCAGCAAATGTACTGTTGTCCGCAGAATCTTGTAGCACGGCAACAAGGTTTGTCGCATCGGTAGCGTGTACCACCAAAGCAGCGCCATTCGTTGACTGGACGCCATTGTCGATGCTGCCGCTGTTGCCTGCTACTGCTTGAGCACCATATGGCTCAACGACCAACCCCCGTTCAAATCCAATTCCATCATCACCTGCTTTTAGTTCTGCTGAGATTTGACTAACACCGCCAACTGCCGATGTTACTTGGTAAGAACTCTCAATCGCCTGGAACGTATAACCTGGGTTACCCGCAACTTCTTTTCCTTCGGGCAGATAAGAGAAATAATCCTCTGTACCACTGAGCGCAGCACTAAGGACTTCATCGACTGCATTGGTTGAGCCGTCGTATACACCAGCACAAGTCATCGTGCTGTCCTTCAACCCAGGGATAAATGTCTTTGACTGCTTCTTGAAGGTTGTAGTTTCTGCTGAGTCTCTTGTTCCGTGGAAGGAGGCGTTATTAAGATACTCACTAAGCAAGTACCCGTTGCCCAAAACGTCAGCGTTTGAGCCATGAACTGCTCCCATTACTCTTCCTCCTTCCAATCAACCGTAAGTTCTTCGGTCCACTCTTCGATATTACCGGCATTAAGTTCATACTTAACAGCCATGTCATTCATATCGTCAAACCGGTCACCAGTTTCTACCCGTACATACTTGCCTGTCTCGTTTGATTTATAGTCAATTCCAGTCAGCGCCCGGTATGACTTTTTCTTATCTGTCATTGTTCTCCTATCCACGCCAAACTTCATAATTGACAACGACACGTTGCCGGTTCGCTGAGTCTGGACCAAGTTCTGCTGGCGACGCAATCGGCCTGATCCGCATGTAACTAACACCATTCAGTGATACCTGTTTTAGAGCAGTGAGCCAGAAGAAGATTTCATACGACCGAGAGAACGCTACGGTGATATCTACGTCCCGCACAATTATTTGAGCGCGAGGCTTCTCGATGAGCACCGGGTTACCCAGAGTTTCTTCTGGTGCACTACCGCCATATTGGAAAACTGCAATTGCACCATCTGGGTCATCGGGCAAGTCTTGAATGAACAAATTGCCCACGGCAGGAGACACTGCGCTGCTTGGCAACAGTGCCCAGTCAAATTGTGCGTCCAATGCGACCGCGACATCTTGAGATATCACTGAAATGCACCCCGCACTGCTTCGCCCATCTTTCGTGCAATGCGAGCCTTAGCGTTTGGCACCGACTCAATTAACGGTTGCTCAACATACTTGGCACCAGTCGGCGGAACGTGCTTAGCCTTGAGGATTTCATGCACCGCAGCAGCATAGTCAATGGTGTATGGGCCTTCCCCTGGTTCTCCGTACCAAATCTTGTAACTGATTTTCTCGCCAGCGGTGGAAATAGGTTCAATCAAACCAGTGCCAGCAAGAGCCTCAGTCTTCCTCGGGACACGTGTTTGTGTCTCTTGAAAAACTTCATCCGTGTGTTCCCGCACGGCATCGTTTACATATGAAGAATACTCATCTTTAAGAGTGTGGAATGAGGTACGAGCCTTATCCCAGCCCTTCATCTTTATGCCCATAACTCACCCCCTAATAGGAACACGCCCAGAGCCAAATCTGACTTCATAGGCGTAGTCGGTGCCATCACTGTCGTAGTACGTAAGAATTTCTGTTACCGGCCTGTTTGGAAAGTTTGAAGGAACGGTAATCTTTACCTGGGAATCTTCGGGAATAGCAACTGGCTCTGTACCATCAACGGGTATCGGCTTCACATATGCAACAAGAGTCACCCCGACGGAAGTCTCAGTCGCCGTCCTAGTGACCCCTTCACTGTGTGTCACGAGACACATATATGTGCGGGTTGTTGCTGGATCAAATCCAGTCACGCCAAAATCATTTCTTAATGCCTTATCGGTTACTTCAATCCTGTGATTTAGTAACTCGTCATATTCGTTGCCAATCACGGCAACGGTCCATCAATATCGCCAGCAAGTGCAGGATCAATAGTTGTACCGATCAGTGATGTCTCGTCATTGTTGTCATGCATACCAAGTTGGAAGATAGGAGCAGCACGAACCGGGGCAGTAAGTAGTGGCACAAAACCTCGCCTCTCAAACTTTCGCGCCCGTAGTGCTTTTGCAAGAGCATAAAAACGATCGGCCATATTTCCGTGCATCAGACGGAGCGGGCCAACCATTTTGTCTTCCTTGGAAGAATATTCAGCCGCAATCTGTTCTGCGCCTGATGCAGCAGCGTCATAGACGTTGCCAGAATTTTCTGTTAGGAGCCAGTTTATTTCTTCGTCTGCAAGATGCGCATTGACACCATTGTTGCTTACATCTTTATCACTAATAAGAAACCTGACCTGATCCTTCGCCGTTGGCAGCGTCGGGTCATATGAGTAAGCCATTGGTTTC